AGCGGTGATGGCGGGCGTGATCGCGCTGGAGGCCGGGCCGCTGGCCGTGAGCCTGGCCGAAGTGAAGGCGATGCTGCGGGTGGAGGGCGATGCGGAGGACGCATTGATCGCCGGCCAGATCCGCACCGCCATGGCGCTGTGCGAAGCCTTCATCGGCCAGTGGCTGATCGAACGCGGCGGCGAGCAGCGGCTGGCCGCCGATACCGCCTGGCAGCGGCTGGGCATCGGCCCGGTGGTGGCCGTGCTGGCGGTGGCGGCCGGCAACGAAGACGTGCCCGCGGAGGATTGGGAAAGCGACATTGACAGCGATGGCTGCGGCTGGGTGCGGGCCAGGCGCCCGCTGCCGGCCGGGGCGCGCGTGCAGTTTCGCGCCGGCCTCGCGGCCGACTGGAACGGCGTGCCGGAGCCGCTGCGCGCCGGGATCGTGCGGCTGGCGGTGCATCTGTTCACCCACCGCGATGCGCCGGATGCCGGCCCGCCGCCGGCCGCCGTGGCGGCGCTGTGGCGGCCGTGGCGGCGGCTGCGGCTGGCCTGAGGGAGACATGCGATGGCGGAATGGGCCAAGGGTGAATGGGCAGGCGCTTTGAGCGAGCGCATGGGGCTGGAGCATTGGCTGCCGGAACGCGATGCCGCCGGCGCCGATGTGGGCCGCTGGCAGGCGGCCGGCGCCGTGCAGGCGGCGGTGAGCGCGGTGGCCGGCGGCGAGGCGGTGCGCGGCGATGCGCGGGTGAGCGGCCGGCGCTGGCGGGTGCGGCTGCGGGCGCGGAGCGACGTGGCCATCACCTCGCGGCTGCTGTGGCGCGGCGAGCGGCTGGTGATCCTGCAGCTGCTGCGCGATCCGGGCACGCCCGATCGGCTGGAGCTGCTCTGCGAAAGCCGGCCGTGATGGCGGGCGCGGTGGAGAGCGCGCGGCTGCTGGCCGGGCTGGCGGCGGCCGGCGCGCAGGCGGCGGCACAGGCGCGGGCGCAGGGGCTGGATGCGGTGGCGGACCGCGCACGGGCGCTGCTGGACGCCGATGGCGTCGTGCTGGAGCCGGACGGCGTGCGGCTGGCGGCGCCAGGCTTGCGTGCGCGTGCCTTTGGTGGGCGCGCAGCGCTGCCAGATGCGGACCTGCTGATGATCGGGAGGGCGAAATGAGCGCGTCTTTGGCGGTGCAGCGGCTGGTGCACGGCGCGCTGGCGGCGTTGCCGGGCTTTGCCGGCGTTTATGATGGGCCGCCGGCCGATGCGGCGCCGCCCTATCTGGTGATCGGGCCGGATAGCGTGGGCGAATGGGGCACCAAGACGGAAATCGGCCACGAGCACCGCGTGGCGGTGAGCCTGTGGACGGACGCGCCGGGCATGGCGGCGGCCAAGGCGCTGCTGGGGCCGGTGGAGGCAGCGCTGTTGGCGCTGGCGGGCGCCCGGGATGGCCACCGGGTGGTGACCTGCCGGCTGCAGCGCTGTGCGGTGATCGCCCAGCCCGGCGGCTGGACGCAGGGGCTGGTGGAGGTGCGGGTGCGCACCGTGATGGACTGATTTTCACGAAAAGGATCAGGCACATGGCGATGGAAAAGGGTTCGGCCTTCCTGCTGAAGGTGGGCAATGGCGCGGTGCCGCCGCTGTTCACCACCGTGGCAGGGCTGCGCACGACGCAGCTGACCGTGAACAGCGAGACGGTGGTGGTGACCCACCAGGGCAGCGGCGGCTGGCGGGAATTGCTGTCGGGCGCCGGGGTGCGTTCGGTGGCGCTTTCCGGGGCGGGCGTGTTCACCGGATCGGCGGCGGAAGCGCGGATCAAGGCCAATGCGCTGGCCGGCGTGATCGATGATTACCAGGTGAGCTTTGAAAGCGGCGAGACGCTGACCGGGCGCTTCCAGATCAGCCGGCTGGATTATGCCGGCGATTTCAATGGCGAGCGCACCTACACGCTGGCGCTGGAGAGCAGCGGGCCGGTGGTGACCGTATGATTGGTGACGGCATGAGCGGCGCGAATCCGGTGCGCGGCGAGGCCAGCATCATCGTGGGTGATCTGGCACTGGTGCTGCGGCCCAGCTTTGCCGCGCTGGTGGCCGCCGAGGCCGAGCTTGGCCCGCTGTTTGCGCTGGTGGAGCGGGCGGCGGCGGGCGGGCTGACCCTGGCCGAGATGGTGGCACTGCTGTGGCACTGCCTGGCGGCGCCGCCGCCCGGGCTGACCCGCGCCGATTTCGGTGATGCGGTGGTGGCCGGCGGGCTGGCGGCGGCGACGCCGGCACTGCGCATGCTGCTGGGCCAGATCCTGGCCGGGCGATGAGCGACACATTTGCGGCCGCCGCCGGGCGGGCATTGCCGGTGGCGGCGCAGCTGCTGGGCTGGCGGCCCGATGATTTCTGGGCGGCGACCCCGGCCGATCTGCGCGGGGCGCTGGGGCTGGGTGCGGCCACCGATGCGCCCGGCGATGGCGCGCTGCTCAGCCGATTGATGGAGGCCTTTCCCGATGACCGACACGCTTGACGAACTGGTGGTGCGCGTGCGCGCCGATACCAGCGGCTTCCTGGCCGGGATGGGCGAGGTGCGCCGCGAACTGGATGGGCCGCTGCTTTCGGGCGTGGAGCGGGTGGGCGGCGGCATCGAGCGGGCGCTTTCGCGGGCCATCCTGACGGGGCGCTTCAGCTTTGATGATCTGCGCAAGGTGGCGCTGGGCGCGCTTAACGACATTGCCAGCAGCGCGCTGCGGCTGGACCTGGGTTCGATCTTTGGTGGCGGCGGTGGCGGGCTGGCCGGCGTGATCGGCGGGCTGTTCGGTGCACCGGGGCGGGCCATTGGCGGCGCGGTGGCGCCGGGCCGGCCGTTCATGGTGGGCGAGCGCGGGCCGGAGCTGTTTGTGCCGGCATCGGCTGGCCGCGTGGAGGCCAATGGCGGTGGCGGCGGAACGCAGCCGCTCAACATCACAGTGAATGTGGCGGTGCCGGCGGGCAGCAGCCCGGCGGTGATGCAGCAGACCGGCGCGCAGGTGGCCCGGGCGGTGGCGCGCACATTGGCCAGGGTGCAGGCATGACCGGAGAGCTGAAATATTGGCTGGCCAGCGCCGCCGACCAGGGCCGCAGCCGCCCGGTGCCGCGCTTTGAGCCGATGCTGTGGACGGTGGATTTCCCGCGCCCGATGATGGCCAGCATCATCACCGAGGGCGAAGATGCCGTGGTGGTGGATGCGCATTTCCTGACCCGCGCCGATCTGGCCGGGATCATCTGGGAGAGCGTGGACCGCTGGAGCCACAAGCTGCGCGCCTATGCCACCAATCGCGATTATCGCGGGCTGAGCTGGCGGTTCCGCTGGCAATCGGAAGGCGGCATCCAGCCGCTGAATGCCGTGAACGGCCCGGTGCTGACCATCGAGGGCCGCGATGCCGATGGCGCGCCGCGCAGCTGGTTTGTGCGGCTGTGGAACTATGCGCAGGGCACCCCCACCGATGCGGTGATCAGCATCGATTTCGATGCGCTGGCCGGCGGCTTCCTGCTGCCGGCAGAGGCCGATCCGGTGTGGGCCGGCGATATCGACCGGCTGTTCATCAGCCTGGTGCCGGCCGGCCATGATGGCAGCGCCGCGCCGCTGCCGGCGCCGGTGGATGGCCGGGTGCGGCTGACGATGGAAAAGGTGGACGGCGCCGGCGCAGTGCTGCTGGCTGGCGATCCCTGGGTGCCGCCGCACACGCTGCGGCTGGCCGGCGGCTATGACGACAGCTACAACCAGAGCCCGGCGCGCCTGCTCGCCGATGCCGAGGCGCTCGGCTATCGCGGCGCCATCGTCCATTATGTCGGCATGAGCCATTATATGCGGCTGGCGCACAATGCCGGCCGCTGGGAGCCGGCGGCGGGCGATCCGCTGTGCGGGCCGGCGCGGGCCTGGCACGCCGATTTCCTCTCCCGCGCAGGCGCGTTGGGATACGCGCCTATCCTGTCGCTGAGCTTTGAGCTGTTTGCCGAACATTGCCCGGCGGCCTGGGCGCAGCGGGCCAGTGATGGCGCCATCGGGCTCACGGGGTGGGTGCCGCCATCGGCGCTGCTGTCTCCGGCCAATGCAGCGGCGATGGCCTGGCTGCAGGCGGTGGGCGTGGCCTTCATCCAGCTGGCCCTGGTCGCCGGTGTGGCGCCGCGCTTCCAGATTGGTGAGCCGTGGTGGTGGGTGGGGCCCGATCACCGCCCCTGCCTTTATGATGCCGCCACCACTGCGCTGCACCTGGC